ACACCAACATTTAGTCAATTACAACGTAATTATTGGGTAAAACGCCCGGCCGACCTATTGCAATTCATGACCGTCGAATTTCAGCATCCGGACTTTGGATTCATCCGGCTAGTCGCCGATCAATTTAGTAACAAACAATTCGATGTCGATGGTACGCTGGAGACATTCACCGCGGCAGCCATGGTTACACCAAAAGTAACCAACCAAATGACCGATACGACTAGGGCCGGCACGGTAACATTTGGACGAATCGGATTAAAGTTTCGACAAACGCTATTAAAAATAACACCGTTAGGCGCCATATCCTCGCCGATCACTGTCAAAATAAGACAGTATCAAGATGGCGTCACAACGCCCGTATATGAGCGTCGATTATTCGTTGCTAAGGATGGTATATCTATCGGCTCTGATAGCGTTAGCGTTAGACTGAGCGTTAGTAATCCGGCAATTTTGACACAAGAATCGGCTTTTTACGACCCAGCTGTGTGGCCTGGCCTGAAGTCACTTTAATCATTCATCCCATGTTTCAACAAAATTCGTCTGCTTATCAATAGTCATCCGATCGATCTTTGACCATGTTGATGCATCTTCCTCGCGCTTCCTGTTAAACTCGATGGTTTCTGCCTCGGTAAATTGCTGGTGGTGGCCTGGCTTGTGGTGTTTAAGAGTCACGTTATCACCATTATACTTATTGGTGACGATACGAATATCGAATACCAACAGTAACCACAAATGCCGCACAGGGGAAGATACCACCACATGTCATTTTTTGGAAGAGCCCCCATTTCGAATCCTCCAATTGATCCAGCAACAACAAGAACCAAAGTAAATATGAAGTTCGCGACAATAACGAATAAAAAACCTATAATTTCTAACATCCCTTATCCTCCCGAATAGCCTTGAGCTGCTTAACCACTTCATTCCAAATCGAAGGGAATTCAAGAAGCCCTGGATAGTCGGTGCTATATCGATCACCTTTCCTTAAATGATAAAGATGTTGCAGATCGAATTCCTCGGCGTGATGATCGTCCTGCGGAAAATATTCACCCTCTACCTCGAATTCAAACGTCTTGCCTTCGATTGCTAAGTGGACTGGGGTGTTATTTATTTTTTCCATGATAATTCCTTGCGCCCGAAGGCGCTTTAATTATTTAATTTCTTCGACCAACGGGCAATATTTATCTTGCCATGAGCGGTAAGCTATTTTTATACTCACTAGTCTTTGGTTTGGATGAGCACTAAAATGATCGTACGTAATCGAGAAAATTATGCCGAATAAAATAAAACCAACAAATACAGCGAATAAAATCAGCGGTATTGACCAGATAACATATTCGACCGAAAAAGACGCTCCCAGTGTTGCGATAACGCAAGCTATCCATGCGGATGCGGCAGCAACAAAAAAGAATGTAACCAAAAAACACCAAAAAACATTCTGTATTAAATCGCAGAAATTCGACGGTAAGTTATCTGTTCCCCACCATGTAGCCAACTTCCAAATGCTTGAACCTTCTTTAACTCTGATTTTCATCTTCTATTCCTCTTTTGGATTAATTAACTTATAAACATAATAACCACAATAAAACATAATAGCAATACCTATGTTAAAATAATTATTTGGAGGAAATATGGTTCAGCAAGAGTTTATCGATAGGGTTAAAGGGTTACCATGGGTTAACAGGGCGTCAAGGTTTGATGAAGTGGATTGTTGGGGGCTCGTTTTACTATATTACAAACACGTTCTCGATATTGAGCTGCCAGAGATAGCCGGTTACGAACAAGATGAATGTGGTACAGCGCAAGGCTGGTATTCTGGCATCCATCAATGGCAGCAACTAGATAGACCTGTCGAGCATGGCTTGCTGTTCACTTGCTACCAGGGCAAGCAACCTATCCACGTTGGAGTCACTATAAGCACAACAAAGGTATTGCATTGTAGAGGTAGCGCCGCCGAGCCTGGCAAGGTTGAGATTCATTCAATAAGGGCGATTGAACACATTTATGGTAAAATGACATTTCACAAATTCGTAGGTTAAACGATGCCTAAACTAATAATTCAGAACGACCAGGCTGGCGCAACCGGGCGGGAAACATTTAATTTCGACGATGGATTAAGCGCTACTGACATCTTAATGATTCATATGCCTGATGGCATCGATCCAGAATCGACTAAAATTTATGTTCGGTCGCAAGAAATTCAATTTGGTGACGAACCAAGCAAAGAGCTTATTGATCCGCTATTTGGCAATGACTTAGTTTTTGTTATTAACGAGGCTAAAGAGTTAGGGGCTGTTGCTATAGGGGTGATAGCAGCAGTAGTTGCTGTTGCCGCCGTGGTTTTGTTAGCGCCAAAACTTCCTGGTAACGTAGGCATACAAAAAGATAGCCCAAATAACAACTTGCAGGGGCAAACTAATATAGCCAGGCCGTATCAAGCTTACCCGTTGATATTCGGCAGTCCTCGCGTTTATCCTGACTTAACCGGCGAACCAGTAATAGAGTTCGTCAACAATCAAAAAATAGTCACTCAGCTGATGAACATTGGCATTGGATTATTTGATATAACCACGATAAGGGCTGGCGCCACTTTACTGAGCAACTTCCCCGGTGCGACTTCAACTATATTCGAACCGGTTAATAAAGTCGTGACCGTTCCGAATATAACAACATCATTCGCAGTCAACGAAATCGATGGCCAAGAAATACTCGGCGTTAATGATGGTGCTGATGGTACAGTTCATTCATTGGTCGAAGAAGGTACAAACCTAACAACTTATTTAGGAACAACATTCACGTTCAGCGTGGTTAAAGACGCTAATTCTGATGCGTTAAAAACAGCATTTGATGGCTCGGTAATCGCTTTTGATGTCAGTATTGATTATCGGGCAGATGTTGATGGCCAGAGCGTTAAAGATCAAAATGGAAATGGCGAAATCAACTCAATGATTCTTGATGGCGGCGGCCTGTTTTATGTGATCGTGGTAATAAAATTTAACGGGCCGAAATCAGTCTCCGGCGTTGATTACGAGGGGCCATTTACGGTAACGGAAAAAATTGGTATCACCATCGGCCCTATATCGATGACAGCATTCGCCGAGGAAATATGGGTTAATTTTATCTTTGATAGAGGATTAAAAACGACTGTAGATATTAGACTTCAAATGCAACAATTGGACGGTCCCAATGGAGATCCAATCACTGGACCTCAACAGGCATTTTTATTCTCATTTACTGAAGATACGCTGGAATCTCAATTCAGAACATTTAAAGGCGTTTTATTATCACCTGGATTTTACACGTTTACAATTTCTCGAACCGATGCGTCACCTCAAAACTCAGATACTCCTGACAACACAAGGTTGGAGGCTGTTTTTGCCATAACAAAAAGTACAAACCAAACGTTTGATAATAATACTCTCATTGAAATTGTAATGCCGGCGACCATCAATGCTACCTCATTGCGCGAGAATAAAATAAACTTGTCGTTGACTAGTAAACTGATTACCTATGACGGCGTTTCAGTTGTTACTACCGTTGCAGCATCGAGAAAAATGGCAGATGCATTACTTCATTTATATGTCGATTTCTTCGGTCTCGATTCGAATACGCTGGCGCTTAATGAATTGTACGAAATACAAAATAGGCTCGACGCAATAGACACAAGATTGGCAACTTTCGATTTCACATTCGATGATCTCGACGTGTCACTCGATGAGCGTATGGACGCGATACTTAACGTTGCCCGTTGTTATAAGTGGCTTGACGGTGACGTGTATCGATTTGCTAGGGACGAAGAGAGAGCAAACGAGTCAACTATTATTACTCGACGAGATTTAGTTACTAACGACGTCCGTGATTATTCAATGAGCTATAATCCTCAATTATTAGAAGCATTCGATTCGGTAAAAATTCAGTACGTTGACCAAGCAACAAATAAAAAGGCTTACATATTTAGGAAGATCGATCCGGCCAGTGCCGACCCGCAAAACCCTACGATTATCGATGGTGCTGGCAAAAACCCAAAAACAATGGAACTGGCCGGTAGTAGTGAATCATTCAATGCAATCAACCGCGCCGAACTTGAAATTAGAAAGCTAGTTTATCAGCGATGGATATTAACAGATACTATGCTTCCGTCCGGTATGCTGCTAGACAGGGGTGATATGGTGTTATATGCAGAGCAATACACTAGTGACTTGTTTGATGGCGAAATAATGACTATCAGTGGCGATATAGCGACAACGAGCGAAACAATCGATTTTAGCGTTGGCGATTTATTTCTGCATTACATGCTAGATGATGGCACCAAAGTCGGCCCATTCGCAATAACCGAAGTCATCGGCGAACCAAATCAATTCTCGAGTCCAGACCTTGGTCAAGTATTCTTACGTGATTCAGTGCTTGGATTTGCCATTCAAACTGGCTCTCGATATATCATTGGCCAAACTGTTGATTTAGAGGCTTCACGCTGGACTGTCGTGGAGAAAGAAGCCAGAAGCGATAACGTCAACATAACATTTGTCACTTATGATGACCGCATTTACGATTTTGATTAGTGTGATAAAATACTTGAAACGATTTAACAGGATATAACAATGCCATTTAATACCGGAAACCCAGTACCAAGCACAGATGGTCGCGATTTAAGTGATAACGCGGAAACAATTGATAAGTTTGTTGACGGATCAACAGAGACAGTGGTAACCAGGACTGGAAAGTCAGTATTAACTCGCCGCGGGCTTGAAGTTCAATATATATTTACTGCTATCAATAATGGCGTGTGGGCAGCAGGGCAAGTATTCACAGCTGTAAATCAATTTATGGTTTTTACTGGTACTGCTTACAAGCCTAAAAACAGCACGACATTACCTTATGTTGTTGGTGCAACTCCTGTTGGCGATGCTAATGTTGAAGTGGTTGGTAATTTATCGACGTCGCAAGGTGACGCTAGATATATAAAGCCAGTAACGTTGGCTGAGGCTGTTGCCGATCTATCTGCTCAGGATGGAAATCTTGTTAGAATTTCTGATCGCGCAAATGCATTATTTGAATACAAGACAGGACAAACGCCTAATACGTTTAGCATAATTGCCGCTGACGCTTCAGGGTTGGATTTGGTGCTACCAATATCTGATATGAACGGGGTGCTTCTAGCAGGTAGGTTCGGATTAAGCCCTACTAATTCGGATATAGATAATAGAGCTGTTATAAATCACATGAGTGGTATAGCTAATGAACAAGATACCATTTATTTCGACTTTGCTCCTGAGACTCAGATAAATTTAGCTCCTATTATCTTCACTGAGCATTTGAATGTTAACGGGGATTTTCCTGATTTAATATGTCTAACTGGCACACAATTTCTCTTCTCTAAAGGGGGTATAGGTCGATCCAGTGTGGATGGTGTTAACTTAAGAGGGGATACTGATCTAGCTCAGAGGATTAATCACTTCCCTAAAGGTAACCCTAGTGAAAACCTAAATTTTAATATATTCTCTGAACATGAATGGGATGCAGGGGTCGAGCTTGATACAGCAACCGGATTCACAAATACCTACACTGTAAATACTGATCCAACTACAGTGATAGCTGGATTGCACGCCCGGTCTGGTCGATTTACTGTCGGCTCTAAAGTTAAGATTGAAGGATTCGAGTCAGGTGTTTTCTTAGAAGGTGTTAGCATATCTAAGATTGATAATAATGCGCTGATTCAATTCTGTCAGGCAGCAATCCAAACAATAGCAGATAGGGATCTTCCTGCTCTAAAGTGCACACTGCATGAGTCCTCAAAGCCTACTTATCAATTCTGCTTTGTCGGAGCTTACCAATCAGAGCTTCAAGATTCAGAGTATCTGGGAACTTATATGACTAGGTGCTGCATATCAACTGTTTCAAGGAATACTACAAATATTAAACACGATCGTGGATACTTTGAGCTTAATCACAACACTGTCGACATAGATGGCTCCTTCCAAAAAAATGAAGTTTATACAGACTGTAGATTTACTCTAACCCACGCCACCGCTGCTTTTGTTAAGTTGTTAGGAGGCTCATCAGGAGACAATGAAAACCAAGACATTATCTTCGTTCGTCCCGACATTACTTTTTTAAACAATGTGCAGTTATCAGTTGCAGGTACGCCAGGAAGGCTATCTCGTCTAATTTTTGATTCTCGTTATCCTTATTTGCCTGAGTCTGCAACATGGTTAAATATCCTGAATGAGAAAAACCAAGCTTTAATGTTAGACCCTAAATTTACTCGAGGTTTATTCAATATCACTGCTGGATCGTCTGTTACGTTGGTCTGGGTGACTGATACCGGTAACCCTAATGCAGGTGGTTATTTGGAGATAACAGGCAATGGGCTAGGCGCTGACTTAAATGGTGTGTCTGTGGTTATTACGCAGGCATTGATAGCCCCTACCAACGCAGGTTTGGTTACAAAGATAGGTTATGAGTTCCAGTATGACGACTTATCATCTGGTGACACTATTGCGGACCCGTTTGGCTTATTTGCTGGAGCTAGACGAACTCCTGTCGTAAATCTAACAGCCACGCCAAACCCAACACCAGATGGTGAATGGCAGAAAGCAGAATTCGGTTACAGAACTTCCTCGGGCTTTTCGTCATCTCCTTTTAGTGGCGGCTTCACTGGAATTTTAAGAATTAGGAATTTTTATGCTAGCGTTGGCGGCGGAGAGGCTAAGAACTATGAACCAACTCCCCACCACCAAACATCGCTTGGTGTACCTACAAACGGAACGTGGATTATAGGCGACGAAGTTACTTTTAGAGATGTAGTAGGAGAGACAAATAGAGGTGCCGCTTGTACGGTGGCCGGAACTCCTGGAACCTGGAGGCAGTTCGGGGCGTATGTTTAACTAATGCCTGTTTTTACATGTAACAGCCTTATCTCCATGAAACTTACCAAATAAAACATGGTCTTGTTCATGGTCGTACACGCAACTCTCTTTTATAGTGTCGATGTTGCAATACTTAAATGAGGGGCTGCACTTATAGCAGCCCACATTTCCTTTGCCACATACAGATTCAATGCTTTCAATGCTATTGTGAAACGTAGTCTTAGTAAATACTACGTCGGATCTAGGGTTGAATGTTGATAATGAAGCGCATCCGGGTAGCGCGACGATTAATAATATTGACAGCGTTAAGTTTTTCATTTTTTAGTCTCGTTATGTCTTGTTAATAAATAAGATCCAAAGAAGAATGTAATTATTGCTATGGTTCCGCTAAGCATCACGCTGGCAGTGGCCAATTTGAAATAAAACTCAGCAAGATCCATATCCCAGGGTGCAGCAATGGCGCACATTAAAATAATCCCAAGTTGAGTTTTAATCCACATCTTTGCAATTTCGCGCCTTGCCTTACTACGTTCTGAATTTTCACCCATCGATGCAATAGCATAAGCGACAACGCCCTTGCGTAAATCTGTATTTGCCTCTGCTTTTTCTTCTTCGGTGTATTGTTGTCCACCAATCCAGCTTCCAACCTGAGCCAATAGCCCATTATCTTTGTCTAAGACATTATCGGCGACTTTCTCGCCCCAACTTAAAGGATTATACCAAGCCATTATCAAACTCCTTATTAAACCATTCTTGAACATCAAAGCCCGGGCATGATTTATGTGATACTTCATTGTGCCCGATAACTTTTGAATCAGGGTATTTAGCTAGCAATTTCGCGACTAACTCACGTAATCGATACCATTGGACTGCGTTATATTTGTCAGTGCCAATTATGCAAATGCCAATTGAATCACCATTAAGGCCGTGAACGTGGGCTCCAACTTCTGAATCGTCTCGACCTTTATCAACTTTGCCGGTTGTGCAAATAACATAATGATAACCAATGCCTGACCATCCATTTTCTTTGTGCCAACGGTCAATATCTGCCGCGTCGTGAAATCGACTGTTTGGGGTTGCTGAGCAATGGATTATTATTTTGTTAATCTCTCTCAAGATTCCGATCTCCTAGTTTGAATCAACACAGCTTCAACAGCATACCAACCGGCCCGATCATATTGATCAATGCCCATGATTTTAGCGTTCAGCGGATTGATAGCTCCTTCGATTTCTATAGTTGCCGTTTCACCATCGGGATTTCTGAGCCAAACTTTCCAAAATGATTTAACAGTTATCGTCATCATCAGCCTCCGACATAGCATCACAGTGAGATATTCGACCATCGCACCAGCGTTCGTTTTCTTTATTGCCAGCCGTTTGTTGCCAGCGCATTTTAGCTATCTGGTAGAAGCTTTTAGCTAAATTAAATAGACCTTTTTGCTCATGATTTATGCCTTTTATCTGCTGAGCCTTTGCCTGTGCTGCGTGCTTGTTTGCCATTATTGATTCCTTGGTAAAAGCACCTTTAGAACAATTTATATTATGTTTAATTCGTTGTCAAGTTTTGCTTAATAATTCGGCGTGGAGTCGTAACCCGTTGGCTATTCTGAGATCGATTTGCTCTAATGCTGCCTGTAATATTATCTTAACTTTTTCTTTTTTATATGATTCGAAAGCCAATTCTGGCGTATCGTGATAACCAAGGTGAATTCTTTTATTATTATAATTAACTCTTGCTAAGTATTTCTCGCTATCAACATTCCAGTTAACTCCTGGCGGGTATTTACCCCTAACGGCCTTGCTGCTTGTTAGTAAGCAATTTAATGCTCGTGGCACGAAACAGCAATTACTAGGAGAATAAACCCTGTTACCCGGGTTTATTATATCTTTATCTAGCTCTAGACCTTTCCATTTGTGTTTGAACATCCAAGATTTAAAGTTGCTAAAAAGCAACCACTCATCACATACAGAACAGTCAGCGTATGAAGGTCTTTTTATTAGATGTTTTTCGCTATAACACCTAACAATCATATCAAACCATTTCCTATAGAATGGGCAGATTCTCTTTTTTCCGTTTATTCTTGATTGAGTTTCGTAATCTGCGTCATTAATTCCAACACCATAAATTAATTTTCTACCGTATATTGATTGTTTGCCTGAAGAGATTTCTATAAACATAAACACCTCGTAGTGTCGTCTCGCATGAAAGGTTTTGCGCCAGCCTGTACGAGTTCAGGTTTTCAGGTTGCATTCCCTAGGCACGTTTCTATTGTATCAGACCTCTAGCCTTTTGCGCCTGTTTTCTTTGCTTCTCCATTCTTTCCAGTAATTTTTCTTGCAGTATCTCGCCTGTTTTTATATTAACTAATATAACTGATTGATTACAAAGGCAATTTATCGCGTTCGCATTAACACTGTAAAACTCTCTAACCTCATCAGTTGTAAACGTACGTCCATGTCTACTAAGGTGAGAAGGTCTTGTTGTCGGCGCTCTCGCGGAGAACCATAGCGACATCATGACCCAATCAGAATCAGAGTATACATCAGCGTTTAACTCATCGGTTTCTGATGCCGAAGCCGTTCTATGGGCATTAAGGATCTCAGTCCTTACAATTCTTTGCGCCCTACGATGACTCACGCCGATGCGATTCATTACATCACCAGTTAACTCCCTGACGCCTTTGCCGGTAGCCATGCCGCGACCGAGGACTTCTGATAAGTCTGCCCTTGTGACATCTGTTAATCCGCGCATCCCTTCAAACACTCTGGCCTTAACAAGTGCAACTCTTGATTGATATCCTCTACTAAATAAAATCTGTTCCAATTGAGTTGATCTCATTGCTAATGATATCTCAGGGCCAACGGCGTCAATTGTCGCTATATTCTTGGATGAAGTTAATGTGTCAGATGTGCCGTTCTCATAGGCTTGCTCGATATTAGCATTTAGCCACCATCGGCTTATAAATTGACCTTCTGGGTTATCAAGCAACTCTTCATATAGTAACCTTTGAATAAATAGGTTGATGTTTTGAAACTCTTGAGCATCAACTAAATACTGATATTTTACGTTCGTGACGATACCACCAACAGCAGAGTCGGGGACGATGCGTTTATCTATCCCATCAATAAGATCGCGAATACCTCTCTGAACGTTTCTGTATCGATTAAATAACTTCCTATTGGCACTCCGTAAGTTGCCGAACTCAGATGCCGGATCGGCTATATTTCTCGGGATGATAGGGCTGCCGATTGATTTAATCTTATTTGGATCAGCCATGGATCATCCTATCAATAAACCGGTCAATCACAAATACGGCATTAATCGGACTTGGCGACACCTTCCACTTATTAGCAATGGCATGCGCTATCGATTCCGACACTTCGATATGGCTAATTAATACCCGGCCCGGCTGGTGGGTTTTAATCATTCTTCTAAGTCCGGCAAGTTTTCGTCGCCTTCTTGGAATGATTCCGCTTCGTTCATTTGATCTTTATCGAACGGTGATACTTCAAACATTAATTCATCACTGTACAGCGGTTCCTGTCGTCCACTCTCAAATCTAATCTTGTTTGTTTCCTCCATGGTCTTAACCATTTTTATTTTTTCTTCAGGCGTATCAACGTTTAAATCGTCCCAAGTAATAAGGATTTCATGATCCGGAGCTGCCATAACACCAACATCAATAAAATAATTCAGCGTGTGCAATATCATTTCCGGGTTAATAAAATTTTCACGCCTGGATTTTGCTGTTTCATTAAATGTTTTACGATTCGATGAGCTTGCTTGTTCGTTCATCTGCAAGCCAAATAACTCACTTACTGGGGTCTCAACTGATGCGGCAAACGCCGTTGTTTCAATGGTGAACGGTTTAGTTGGATCGGCAAGCGTAGTGTTGAGGGTGTGAACATCCATACCATACAAGACAAGACTGTTTTTAACGCCTTTATCAAAATCGTCCATGTTCTTACTGAAAGCTTTAAACTGTGGCGATTTTACATCAGCTATCACAGTTGCAAGCTGATTGTCATTAATGCTAGTAATTACGCGTTGCTGCGCGTTTTTCTTCATTGTAATGGCAGCACTGGCACCGATAGACTCAAGGTTGATTAGATTATTAAAGCCTGCCTCAAGCGTCGGAATACCAAAGATAGATCCATCGTCGGCCCCTTCAGCATAGGTGATAACTCGACTAGGATGAAGTTGAACATCTTGGTTAGTGAGCGGGTTTCGATCGCCGCTAACATTTTCGCGCAAATTAAAATGCTTAGGGTTTCCATAGTCCTCGCTGGTAATATCGCTTACCGTGCTAACGTCGGTTACATCGACTTCTGACTCAAGCTTGGGAACCAGCTTTATTAAGGCATCGATCCCTTTAACTTTTTTTATCTCTTGACCCGGCTTGCTATCGCCTTGTTCTCTAATTATTGGCAATATTGCAGAATACCGACCAATACGCTGGCGCCAATCAGCCCCTTTTAATCGCGTAAATAACTTATGCTTTGTGATTAAAACATCAAGGTCTTTTTCGAATTGAGTTTGATCACGCTTGCCATTATCTTTGCCATCGGTGATCGTCGGGTGAGTCTGCCAACACTTATTAACTAACCGGTGAATGCCGGCCTTACCGATTGGGTTTTTGGTGGCCATTAACCACAATTGAGTAAATCCAACAATATCAGGATAACCGGCTTGAGCAGCCACATTATACGTCGTGTTTTGACTGCCCGAGATTGGAAAGCCAAAGCCCGAGAAATTTCCGCCACGACCAAATGATCGCGTGTTTAAATGTGAATTGATAGCATGATAAATTTTTGATTTATTGCGAGTGGTTTGCATGAATGCCACCTAATAGTTAGTTAGGTGCATTTTATCACATTATGATGAGCTAAAAACAATCCCTCGGCTTTATCATTAGCGCCTTGGCAATAAATAAAGTTTTACTGTCTGACATTTTGAATAGTCTCAATTTAAATGCCGACAAAACTTCACCCATATCATCAGTCTCATCATCTTTAGGGTGGACGTATCGAGATAGCCTATATTCAGTACCAGCCCATCCCCACCCCAATGTCGGATCGTATACCTTCCCTTGGTTATCCATACTTAAATAATGAGCGCATGGATTCTTTTTTATATTGACAACTTCCAGGATTGCAACCGACCGCCTCGAGCGATATTCGTTTAGTGCGTTATGCATGCATTGTCGATTCATTAAAGGAAGATTTGGCGGATCGTAAGTGTCAATTTTTATGACTGGCCAGCTTTTAAATTGTTCTCGCGCTTGGTCTTGAATTCTTTTTATTATTCGATTTTTCATTTTATTTCCTTGTTATAATGATCATTAAATCCAGCATACCAGGCGCATCGCTTGCCAATTTCGCTAATAGGGTATGGGTTATTGGTATTTTTCTTTGCGTTATATCCTTGCTCATAACACTCCCGGTAAGGTGCCGCAATTCCAACCGATAACGTTTTGCATGCAAAACGTTTTGTTGATGCTTTCTGGTTTCGTTCATCAGTGCAAATTACGCATTTACCATTAGCAACATACTTAACATTTGAGTGGCATCTTTTGCATGGATCACCTTCTGATTTTTCGCCTCCCATCACATCCGATCCTCATAACCGATCCTAAAGTCATGATAAACAGTTCGCGTTGGCACGCTTAAGCCAAGCGGCGTGAACCAGGCGACGACTATCGCGAATTGGGGGCCTTGCTTTTTACCCTTGCTATCCATAAATTCAGTACCATCAGGACGAAGAAACCGCAAACGAAATGGCATCCTGATAATTGTATCCGCATGTTCGAACGCTAATCTGCTGTAACCTGTTTCTGGCGTATCGGGGTATATCATTGCTGTTGATCGACCGCCTTTGGATACGGCTATTGCCTTTTCTATCCAAGCGGAAACGTTGTCAAAGGGTGGGTTGCAAAAATTTTCCATTGCCCAATCCAGCTCAAGCGCGTTTTCTCCATTTTCATCTAGGCTGTAATGCCAATCGCACTTCGCAGTTGCTTCATTGGCACACACATCTAAGTCGAAAATTGCACCTAAATAATTCTCCAACGAATCAAAAAACCATTGTGGTGTCTGCGCGCTGTTCTTCTCGTTGGCCTTTGTTGTTGATTGGATGTTTTTCATTCCTTACCCCTTAACGTTGATAACTTGTCTTAACCTGAAAACTATTTCAACCAAATCAGATTGAGCATCCATTACAGCGCCGATATCTTTGTAGGCCGCTGGACTTTCGTCGATAACATCAGCGTCAAGTCTTGCTTCGATTCCTTTCATGGCTATCGCATGTTGTTCCAAGCTTATTTCTTTCTTAGCCTGGCCGCGAGACATAACCCGACCAGCCCCATGAGAGCAGCTACAAAACGAATCTTTATTGCCAAGCCCCCTAACAATAAAGGAACCCGTACCCATAGATCCTGGGATTATCCCTAAGTCATTTTTACGCGCTCTTACCGCGCCCTTTCGCGTCACCCAAACGTTAGAACCGAAATGGTTTTCTCTTGAAATATAATTGTGGTGACAATTGACAGCCATATCGGTTATTACAAATGGTTTAAGATGCTTTTTAAGCACTTCCAATACAGATCCCATCATCGACTTTCTGTTTTCAAGTGCGAACTCTTGCGCCCATTGCACAGCCTCGATGTAGTCGTCAAATATCGCGGTATGCTCTACCAGATAAGACAAGTCCTTATCAACTAAGAATTTGTCAATATGATACCTTTCCATTTCCTTCTTGGCCTTTTCAATAAAATACATTCCGATCTTATTGCCAACTCCACGCGAACCAGAATGCAACATCACCCAGACAGAATCAAACTCATCAAGGCAAACTTCAATAAAGTGATTGCCGGTGCCCAGTGTTCCCATGTGTTGATAGGTGTTAAACGCTTTTGCTTTTGGATGCTTTTCTAAAATTGAACCATATCTTTGCTTTAATGATAACCATCGTTTTTCATTGCTCGAAGTTAAATCCTGATAAGAACCTCTATCGTTCCGACCTCCATTATCTGTTCTGCCATGAGGGATCGCAGCCTCTATATCATTTCTGATAGCTCGAAGGTTATCAGGTAAGTCAATTGCTTTTAAGGTA